GCCAGGTCCTGCACGCCCGACTTTAGCTCCTGCACCCGCTCCGTCGCCACCCCCAGACTCGCCACGTTCGCCATCCCCCGGTCCAGACTCTCCCCCGCCCTGATCGCCGCCACCGCAATCCCCGTCAGCGGCGCCGTAATCCCCGCCGTCATCGCCAGCCCCGTCTTCTTCATCGTCGCCGAGGCGCGCTTCACCGCACCCTCCGCGTGTTTCATCCCCTTCGAGAAATCCCCCGTATCGGCCTTCAGCCGCACAACCAGCGTCGCCAGCGTACTCATACCGCCTCCACCGCCCGCTTCAACACGCCCCCCACCGTATCCCTGGCCTTCTCCACATTCCCATCCATCGCCGGACGCAGAAACGGCCGCGCCCCAAAACCAGGATGATGCACGACCCCCGTAAACACCGTCCCCCGCCGTCCCTCGAAAACCAGCGGGCTCCCCGTGATCGTATGCGCCTTCGCCCCCGTCTCCGCAAAACGATAATACCAATGCTCACTATCCGGCCCGATGGCCGCCGTCGCCGACCGATCCGACCGCGCCACCACCTCGTGCTCGATGTGCGGCCCCGGAGCCATCCCGTCCGCTATCTCATCAATTAAGCGCGCGCCCGCCTCCACCGCAGCGCCCAGCGCCGCCGCCGTACCGGTATCCAACTGCCGCAATTTTCGCAGCAGCTCCTCTCCGCCATCGATTTTAACGTCAATGGTCGCCATAATTAGCCATGAGATTGCAACATCCGCCGCACTTTATCCGCCACCTCATCCCTACTCGGAGGACGATAATCGAAATCCGGCATAAAATCCTGAGGCGTCAGAGAACGCTGGCTCCTGCCACGATTCACATTCGCCACCGTACTGGCAATAATTCCAGCCCGCAGGTCCGCCCGGTCCTCGCCAAACGGCTCCAGGCTCGCATATGCCAGCCACTCCGCCATCTCCCGGCTCGTCAACGCTGCCAGCAGATGGCGGGGGTGGGGATACCCCAGCGCCAGCGCTAGTCGGAAATAGAACCTCCGTTCGGGATGTTTTCGGAGTTTTTTTCCAGCTCATCCAGGTCCCCCCTCATCAGGCCACTCAGACGCGTCGCCACATCATAGACCCGGCCCAGGGCCGCAGCGCTCTTCCGGCCCAGAGACATCACATCCCGCTCCGTAAACAGCCGCTTGCCGCTGCCGTCCACCATGCACGCCGCCGCCACCCAGGCCCGTATATTCACCAGCCCGTCCAGATTGATGCCCGGCTCGTTGCCCTTGGCCTGCACCATCCGCCGCTCATACTGATCACGCTCCATCCCCGTCATCTCCCGCACCAGCACCACGCCTCCCCACTCCGGTACCTCCACCTCCTCCGTCTTGAGATCATCCGCGGCCAAAATCAAATCACGCGTCAAAAACCGCTTAGTCATAACAACTCCTCACTGCTGATTACTGATAACTGATTACTGATAACTGATTACTGTCTCCCACCGCCTGCGGGCGGGGGCCCGGTGGACGCTCTACGCGTCCGTGATGGCGCCGCTCACCTGCACCGTCACCTCAGCCGTCATCCGGTCATCGATCGGCGCCGATGGCTTAAAGCTCGTCAGAACACCCTCGAAACTGGACGTGTCACCACCAGGATACGTGATCTGCCAGTGTTTCAGTGCGCCGCGTGCCGCAGCTAGCTTCGTGTGCGTCGTACTGCCAGGGTCCCAGTTCAGTTTGAATCCCAGCTCGCCGTTGTCCTTCAACCCGCCGATATACGTGCGGATGCCATTGGTGCTGTCGTGGCTCGTCGTCTCGATCGCATCCGCCCGGCGTTCAGGCCCGTCGATGGTGTCGATGATCTCCGCCAGCAGCGTGTACGTGGCGCCATCATCACTCACGCCAATTGTCGTTCCAAAACCGCTTGTCACACTCATAATAAACTACTCCTTTTCTGATCCCTCCGTCCATGATTATTAACTACTGCCTCCCCCCGCCTGCTGGGGGGGCTACTCGTGGTGCCAGACGATAAAATCGACCAATATCTCATAACTATCCGCCGCCTCATCATCCGACGGGTAAAACGCATCGATCTCATTGTCGATAGCGATCTCATCAATCGTCACGCCGCTGGTCGTGCCATGATACCCATCCAGCGCCGACCGCAGCGCATTGACCAGGCCCTTGGCCTCACTGTAATGCCGCGCCACCGCCCGAAACTGAAACCGGGGATGCGCCAGGCCGCTGGGTCCGTCATGCGTCATCACCCGCGGCCCGCTGATTCGCTGATAAACCAACGCAGGCAGCGTCGCCTCCGCTGGCGCCACAATCGGATAAATCCGACTGCCAACCAGGCCCGAGACCGTCGCATCAGCCCTCAGCAGCGCCACCAACGCATCCTCAATCACAGCCACACTACGTAACCTCCACACACATTAGCGTCAACTGCGCCCGATGCGTCCGGTCTGCGATGACGCTCTCGATGTCATACGTATGCGTCGTGCCCATCGTGTCCGTCCACCGCACCCGGTGGCCCGCCGTCACATCGTCCCGCCAGCGAATGATCATCCGCGTCAGCGTCGAGCGCTGCAACTGCCTGGCCTCAAAATACTCCCGGCCCGACAGCGCCTCCACAGCCGCCCACACCGTCGCCAGATCCGACCATGTCTTCGTCACCTCGCCGAAATCATTCTGAGTCTCCGTCGCCGCCTGAATCGTCACACGGTGCCGCAATGCGCCTGCCTGCATCACAACCCTCCCACCATGCTCATCCGATACGGATCCAGCAGCGCTCGCACAGCAAAGGGCAACTCCTTCGGCACCGCCCCCGTACTCACAACCGCCTCCCGATTCTCATAAAAATGACCAACAAGCAGGCGGATCGCATTCCGCACATCCTCTGGCACATCACTGGCAGCCGTCCCGTAACCCGCTTCAAACAGCACCGCCACCCCATTCGCCACCCGCAGCGTCACACTCGGCCAGCTCCCATCCCGACGCAACATCACACGCCCTGGCATCGAAACAGCATCCACATAATACTCACTCGTCGCCAGCGTATAATCCGCATCATCCTCATCATAATACGTAATGCTGCTCACCGACCGCAGCGGAGGCATCGGCAGCCAGATCACCCCATCCGATGGCCAGCCATCCAGCCAATACCGATACGTCCGCGAGATCAACGCCCGCCGCATATACTGCTCCGCATGAGCCGTCGCCGCACTCACAAACGCATCGATCAGCATATCATCATCGCTCACATCAACACGCAAATGCAGCTTCGCCTCATCCGTACTCAGCACCGGCTTACTGGCCGCCGTCACCACCTCCAGCGCACTCACATCTTCCTCCGCTGCTTCCGCTTCCTCGGCGCCTTCGCCCTGGTAGACGCCTGCGCCGCCCCGACAGCCCGCCGCGCAGGCCCGTCAACCGCCCGCTCAACCCCATCATCCGCCGGCACAGCCTTCCCCAGCCTCAGCAGCACCGCCGCATCCGCGGGGGATGCTTCGATCACATCCCCCGCTTTCACAACGCGTCCGCCAGCCACCGTATCACGCAGAATCAACAGCCTCGTCAGCCTCGTCATCACAACTCACCCTAAGGATTCGCAGTAATGCAGAAACTCTCGGCGTGGCGCACAGCAATATCCACATCCTGCAGCGCCACCACCCGCACCGTGCCGCTCGTGCTGCCCGTATACGGGTCCACCAGAATATCCAGGCCGCCCCACATGCCGATAATCAGATCCGCCCAATTGCCGAAGAACATCGTGCTCGCCTGATTACTGGCCAGCGCCCGGTAGCCATTCACCTCATTCCCTTCCCACATAAACAGCCCCGTGCCGCTCACCTTCGGCGTCGTCTTCAGCCAGCCCCGCAGCGCCGCATTCACCAGATACGCCAGCCGGCCCAGATCAGCATTATCAGCAGCCACCTCCGTCTCCATCTTCACCACCTCGGCCCACGTCGGCGAATTCGCCGTCGCCAGCGTCACCGAATTGATGCCCGTCGTATTCGCAATCCCCGTCGGCTCCGGCGCCGTACCGCTGCCATGCAGCGCCACCCGGTCGATCTCCAGAGCCAGCGCCGTCGCCAGATCATTCCGCACAAATGCCTCCACATCCAGACTCGACTGCTTCAGCAACTTGCGGCTGATATCCGTGAACGCCCCCACCGTATTGGGACTCATAGCCACCTGATCGAACGTCGCCTGACTCTCCGTCGGCGATCCACTCTCAGCCACCCAGTACGCCGTCGCACCGCCCGTCTGCCGAGGAATCGCCACATCCCCCACCAGACCAGCCAGCACCGTCGCACCAGCAGCACGGGCCACCATCTTCTTCCGCAGCAGCTCAATCAGACCCAGCAGCTCCGTCGCCACCGTATAACCGCCCGCACTATCCGTCCCCACCACCAGATCACGAGCCTGCACCTCGAACGGAACGAAAAATCCCTCAGGCTCCCGGCCCAGCCGCTCAGCCACGGCCCGGCTCGCCTCCAGCTCCAGCTCAGCGCCATCCCAGGCATTCCGCACACCGCGGGCCGCATCAGCAGACGCCCGAATCGCACGCACCAGCCGGTAAGACCGCACCTCATCATCATTCATTCCGATCAGCGACCGGGGCGTCACGCCGCCAGCCTGGTGGCGCTCCTCATTCCCCAGCAGCAGAGCCAGCCGCTGCTTCCGCTCCAGCGTCTCATTCATCTCCCGGATCTCAGCCTCCAGCTCATCATAACGCTCGCGCTCATCCTCAGTCAACGCACGGCCATCAGCCCCATCCAGAACCCCCTGGGCAGCAGCCAGCTTCTCCTGACGCTTCCGCATCAGCTCAATGAATGCATCCATCTCACACAACCTCCAGATCAAGTAAAGAAAGTTTTCTCCGCATCACGTCCACCGCGCCCGCGGCCCCGCTATCGGATTGATTATCATCGCGCCGCGCCCGCAGCGTCTTTTCAGCCATACTCCGCACCGCCACCGTCGTCTGCTCATAAGCCGGAAACGTCACCGGACTCACATCATACAGCCGCTCGATCCGCGTCACATGCCGCACCGGCAGACCATCCCCCTGCGCCTCATCCCACCAGTCCTCATCCGAACGCCATGCAAAACTCATCTGCGTCACATCCCCCCGCTCAATACTCACAAGCAAATCCCGCGCCCACTGCGCATCCGGAGGCGTAATCGCCACCCGCAGCCCCAGCTCATCCTCCTCCAGCATCAGCGTCCCCGCCTCCGTCCGCCCCAGCACATAATTCGGATCATGATTCCACAACGCCCGCACATCATCATCCAGCACCCCCGCAAACGCCCCCGGCTCGATCACCTCCACAAACATCCCGAAAATAGGATTGCTCCGCCGCCCATACACAGCAGCATACCCCACAATCCGCCGCGGCCCCTCCTCATGCGCAGCCCGCACCTCCAGACCCTCCACCAGCCACACACGCCGCTCAACATCCCCCGTCACCACCTTATCAACCAAATCATCCATAAGAACTTAGAACCTCGAACTTCAGACCTTGAACCTTGAACTTGGAACCTTGAACATCGAACTTAGAACCTCGAACTCTCATGCACTGATCACCATACAATCGCAACCATCATGCAGAGGCGCATGCATCACATGCGACCGCGTCGTATACACCCCACCCTTGCCATCCTCCAGACTCTCCCCAGGCCCCAAAAACGTCATCTCAATCCCCACCACATGGCCATCCATCTGACTGCAATACGGACAACTATCCCCGAACGCAACCCACCGCTTCAGCGTCCGGGCCAGCATGCCATACGCAGTCACAGCAGCCGCATTATTGAACCGGTGCGCCTGATCCCATCCCCATTGCCCCGCATCCCGCTCCTTCATCTGCGCCAGCCGATCCTCCACAGCCGCCAGAACCGCATCCGGCGAACCATCCCCCTGCGCCTCCTCAACCGCCCGCCCCAGCGCCAGCCGATGCTCCTTGCACCATATATTCGCCCGGCTCCTCAGATACCGGTCCATCCAGTCATCCAGAGCCCCCTGCCCCACATCTTCGCCCGTCTCCTCAGATACCGCATCCAGTACTAACTCTAGATAACTCACAAACACAGGCGACACATACTCCCTGATCACAGCCGCAAACCCATCCCGATCATAAAAATCACGCAGCCAATCCACAAAATCCTGCTCCTCCGCCACACCTCGCCCGGCCTCATGCCGCGGCGACTTCCCCGAAGCCAGCAACCGCCGCGCCGCATTCCCCACATCATTCACCTCACGATTCACCAGCCTCTGAGCCACATCCTCAATCACCCGCACATACCGCCCCGCCAGCCGATGCCGCACCACCGCCGCCCGAGGCAACGCCTCCCCCCTTTCACCCTCTCGCTCCCTCGCTCCCCATCCGCTCACCTCCGACCTCTCACCGCCATTCTCCCGCTGCCCATCCAGCAGCGCCGCCTCCCCAATCACCATCATATTCATCGGCGTCAGATAATCATCACCACCCGGCACCGGATTCATATTCTCAAAACGTCGTACATCATTCCTGCTCAGCCAGCCCCATTGCCGCCCCGTCGCATACGCGGCATATCGCGCTTTGATATCACCTCGCAGCAAACCATCCACCAGAAACTCAGCATAAAACCTGTCCCGCTCCCTGCTGTCCAGCAACTGCACCCGGATGGCCGTTTCAATGCGCTTCAGCCACGGCCCCAGACTATGCACCACAAACTCAAGCGACTGATGCTCTATATTCGAAAACGTCGCTCGTTCCAGATCCGCCAGCATATGAGGCGGCACACGGAAAATCCGTGCGATCTCCGTCACCTGAAACTTACGCGTCTCCAGAAACTGCGCATCATCCGGAGGAATACCGATCCGCTCAACCGTCAGACCCTCCTCCAGCACAGCCACCCGATGTGCATTGCTCAACCCGCTATACGCATCCTCCCAGCTCCGCTTCAAATGATCTCGCGCCTCCTCACTCAGCAGACCAGGATGCGATAGCGCAACCCCAGGCACCGCACCATTCTCAAACAACCGCGCCCCGAACTCCTCAGCCGCCATACCGAGCCCAATCGCCTGCCGCGCCGCACTCAGCAAACTCTGACCCTTCACAGCATCCTTCGCCATCCCCCGCACATGAAAAACAGGCCACACCTCATCCCGGCCAAACTGCCTGTACACATACCGCACATGCCCATCCGCCACAACCACATCCATATACCGCGGATTCAACGGCCACAACGCCGTAATTTCCCCCCCGGCCGTCACCTCCATCTCCGCGTAAAAATTACCCCAGAAAATCAGATGCTGTAGCACAAGATCCCAGAACATAAACGAATCCTGCACAAAATTCGGAGCATCATGCAGCAGACCATAAATAGGATGCTCAGGCGCCCGCCGCCGCCCATCATCACCAACCCGCTCATACAAAATCAGCGGCAACTGCGCCACACTCTCGCTCAACACCCGCACCGCACTCACCACAGCACTATACCCCATCGCACTCTGTGGCGTCACACTAACACCCGCATGCGTCGAAACAGACCCGCGCAGAGCCGCAACCAGCTCCGCATTCGGATACGACAGCGTCGAACTGGCCCTGGCCAGACCCCTCCCGCCCAAAACCATCGTCAGCAAACCCATAACAACCAAACCCTCCCGGCCATATCACCCCCTGCAAAAAACCTCGCGCCAGCAATGGCGCGAGGCGGCAAACTCTCGCATGAAGGACATCACATCCGCCATACCTATTCCCCACACACTCCCGGAATAGGAGGGGGGACGAGAGGCCCGGACGGCGGGACGGAGGGGAGGGGTGGGGGGGACCGCCCGGAGCCCTCTCACCACCATTTTAACAGAAGATAATTTCGTGTCAACCCCCGCCCACCCTCCTGAACCCTGAAAACAAAACGAATTTCACGAATTTTGCAAATTCGTCCCCGAAACGGCCATTTTGGGCTTGACAAATATGGTGCGCTATGGTATACTAGGGTATACCTAACAAACACTAATCCATCTCTCAAACAGGAGAAACTCATGAAACGCATCATTATGAAAAGAGTAATCGAAGGGCATCGCTACAACACGGAGAACGCAACGCTCCTAGCAGATAACGTCTACTGGGACGGGCACAACATGGAACGCAGTGGGCGCAACGCCTGGCTCTATCGCACGCACAACGGAAGATACTTCGTCGTGCGCGGATCATTCTGGCAAGGCGAACGAGACACCCTCACGCCCGTGAGCCCGGAAGAGGCTCGTGCTTTGTACGAAGAGCAATTGCCAGAGCACACCGTCCCCTACGCAGAAGCCTTCCCGGAGGTCGAGATAATTGACGCCTGACCCCCCCTCTCTAACCCAGCCCTGGCCCGCCCGGAGCCAATCTCAAAATCTGGGCAGCTTGTCAGCTCTGATAAACCAACTCACTGAAAAGCCCAACAAAAGGACAAGGAGAAAATCATGCCAGTATCAAAAATGTCCATTTCCCTGCTGCCAAAAACGGCAGCAGAAGTCAAACGAAGAAACAGGGGAAACCAGTCAGCAACCGTAAATAGCCAACTAGCGCGCTATTTTGAGGCGCTAAGACGGGAGAGAAGGGGACTGAGAAACATTCTGACGGAAAACGAATGTGCGCTCATCCTCGATGCAACCAACGGCGTAAGCCATTATCCGGAGACGGTCAACATGTTTGCATATGGCGTCTTGGACGCCATCGAACTAGATGACCTGGATGCAAAATGGGGCGTGGATCCCAGCGAGCTAATGCTGAAAATCCAAAACGCAGCCTACATAACCTATCTGACGATTATCGATGGGGCGGAGCGTTGGTGGATACGCGTCGCACAGGGTGAACAGCCACCACATACCGATCTCCTCGCTGACTGACACCTATCTCACACAATCCAGCCCGCCACCAGGCGGGCTTTTTGCTTTACATCCCTCAATCCCCCAGCGTAAACAGCGGCATCCGCCGCTCCCCCTCCCCCCCAGGCGGATACCACGTCTGCCATCTGCCACAGGCGCGACACATCAACCGCGTCCGATCCTCAACCGCCACCCCCACACTCAACACCAGACGCGTCCCCACACCCACCCCCAGAACCTGACCACAACTCCGGCAGCGCCACGCCCGCCCCTCCGCCCCATAACGATCACTCTCCCTCGTCATCAATCGGCGCCCCGCCACGCAGCGCCCCGATCATCCCCATCGCCAGCACAATCCCACCCACCACCAGCAGCGTCCAGCCAGGCCCGGCCAACAGCCACACCCCGGCCCCCACCAGCGCCAGCCCCACCAGCGCCAGCATATCAAACACATCAATCATCATATACCTCCACAGTGAAAAATGAACCTCAGCCCTCCGACATCTGACCTCTGGTCTCCGACATCGGACCCTGGAACCTCGAACTTTCAACTTTGAACTTTCAACTTTGAACCTCGAACTCCAAACCATCATAACACCAAAATCCCCCGCTCCTCATAAACGCTCCGCCCCCCGCTCCCACCCCCCAACACCGCCCGAGCCGTCGCCATCAGCGCCGCCACAAACGGATCAATCCGCTCCGAGCTCTTCGCTTTGCTCGGCTTGATATTCCCCGCCGCATCCATCTCCACCACCACATTATCCACCGCCCAGGCCAGCACCGGGTCCCCGCCATGATAAAGCTCCCGCCCCAGCGCCATCCTCTCGAAATCCTTCATCGCCGGGCTCATCGTCCGGTACCCCTGCCGAAACGACACCACCTCGAACCCCGCCTCCTGCATCCGCTGCACAATCGCCGCCGCATTCCACGGGTCGAACGCCACCTCCCGGACATCGAACCGCTCAGCGTCAGCGATCAGCGTCGCCAGCACCCGCTCATAATCCACCCAATCCCCCGGCGTCGCAATCACAACCCCGGCCCGCATCCACGCCTCATACGGCGCCCGATCCCGCCGCGACCGCTCGCGCACATTCGCCTCCGGAATGAAATTCCGACCCAGCAGCACATACCGCTCCCCTTCCTCCCGCGGCGGAAAGCAATAATACAAAGACGTAATATCCGTCGTCGTACTCAGATCCAGCCCCGCATAACACCCCCGCCCCGCCAGCATCTCCTCCAACTCCTCCCGCACCGCCCCATACCCCCCTCCGCCTGCGGGGGGACCCAGGGGGGCCTCTCCGCATGCCCGCCACACCTCCGGCCGCATCCACCGCGTCTCACTATGTGTCCACACATTCAGATGCAGCCGCAAAAACGCATTCAGCGCCGCCGGTTGCTCTTGCGCCTTCAGCGCCAGCCGCCGCATATCCTCCACCTTCTTACTCACCCCCAGGTTCGGATTCGCCGCATACCACAGCCGCTCATCTTCCCAATTATCCACATCATCCTCATCCAGCGCATAAATGATCCCGAACCACGAATCATCCTCGACCACCCCGCTCAGCACCTTCTCCGTATACTCATGCAGCTCCCAGCATAGCGACTGCCTGCTATACCCAGCCGTCGTAATCCCCAGCATCAGCGGCTGCCGCCTGGCCCCCGTCCCCGTCTCCAGCACATCCCACACATCCCGGTTCTTGTGAGCGTGCAGCTCATCGATGATAGCCCCATGCACATTTAAGCCGTCCATCGTATCCGCATCCCGCCCCAGCGGCACAAAAATGCTCCCCGTCTCCGCCACTATCAGCTTATCTCGCTGCACCGTCACCAGCTTCCGCAGCGCTGGCGACCGCTTCACCATCATCACCGCATCCCGGTGCGCAATCCTCGCCTGATCCCGCTTCGTCGCCGCCGTATACACCTCCGCCCCCGGCTCCCCATCCGCCACCAGCAGATAATCTCCGATTCCCGCCGCCAGCAGCGTCTTCCCATTCTTCCGCGGCACCTCCCCATACCCCACCCGAAACCGCCGCCGCTCCGTGGCGGATGCGTCATCCGCCGCCATCATCCACCCGAACAGATTCGCCACGAAAAACTCCTGCCACGGCTCCAGAATCACCGGCTCCCCCGCCCACTCTCCCTTCCAGTGCCGCAGAAACACCCGGAAAAAATCAATCACATGCGCCGCCGCCCCCTCATCGAACCGCAGCCCCCGCCCCGGCCCCTCCTCCAGGTCGCGCAAAAACCGCGTCGCCGCCAGCCGCACCCACCTCCCGGCCGGAACCCGCCCCTCCACCACACCCTCCGCATATGCCAGATAACGATACTCACTCATCTAATCCTATCTTTTCTGACAAAATAATCGCAGACGAAATGATTGCTCCTCGATACGATGTATCCAAATTCATAGTCGATCCGTCAGGAAAATGTAAAACATAATTAAAATCATTCATTATCATCCATCCTCCTCATCGGCATACGAATCAATTATCTCCCGCACATCATCCGGCAAACCATCATACCATGCCTCCCATTGAGCAATCATCGACTCCCCCATTTTTGCCGCGGCCTGAATCACCGGCAATAACGCAATTCTGATGGCCCGCATAGACTCTGCGAACTCTTCCAACAATATATCAGACTCAACAACATTTTCATTATCACACATCACGCACCCTCATCTCTTCCCCCTGCTCTTCCGCCAGCAATCCCGCCCCATCCCCCGCGCAATACTCTCCGCAGACCGCAGAGGCCGCCCGCACACACTGCACCGCACCACCACCGGCCCCTCGCCCCCGCGGCTCCTCCCGTCATCCTCCTCCATCAAACTACCGGCCAGCAATGCGCCATCACCGGGGACACCACCCCCATCCGGCGCATCACCGGCCCGCAGCCGCAGCCGGTCGGACCCCACAGCCTCACCACTCACACCCCCGGCTGCTAGGGCGCTCTCGCCATACGCCCTTGAGCTGGCCCCCGGATTCGAACCGGGACCCTGAGCATTACGAATGCCCTGCGCTACCGCTTGCGCCAGGCCAGCATCCTTCGCCATCATTTCCTCCCTCGTGTCAGGAATTGAATCAGCTCATCATTCCCATCATCATCCTTCACGCCGAGCCTGGATCTGCTCAGAGGCGTCAGCCCCAATTCCTTACCCAGGCTATTGTAGATATTCGCCGAATCGCGCCACACCTGATGGGCTGGATGTTTGCGCGTCACATTATTCTCATCCTGCCGGAATAATCCCTCATCCTGGATCTTCTGATAAGCCTGCTGGCTCATACCCCACGCCTGGGCCAGCACAACCAGCCGTCCATAATCCGCCCGCACATCAACGATACCAAGCTCAACCAACCGCGGCACGACCTTCCTCCACCATCGTGCAGCATGGCGACCAAGATGTTGGGGAGCTCGCGGGGCCTTAATCACGTCATCCATAGCTCCCTCCGATCTCTAGGAAAACAGCAAAAATCATCATTTCGTGAGAAGTTGACCTCCCCGGCGGTCTCCGTTCGTTTTTTTCTAGAGATTATCATCCCCCCTCCCTTTGAACTGTTGGGCAAGAATTAACTTGACTTGTTCTATTGATTCTGTTCCACGATAATTGATTTTTAATCTGTCCTGCTGCTCAAGTCTCGTCTTACTGCTATGGCATGAATGACACAATGCTTGTAAATTCTCCCAACGGTCCGGCCCCCCCCGCCGCTTGGGGATAATATGATCGACATCTGTTGCTGGAACAATATGATCCGTTATCTCAAATGGATTCTCGCAAATTGGATGCCGTTTGAGATATAGGATTCTTAATCGCTTCCATTTGCGACCATAACCACGTCGTGATGCAGATGGTCTTTCGTCTCGCTGTCGGCGTGTGATCGAATGCGTTCGCGGTTTCATTGGCATTATAGCACATCCGTTTCGATTCTTACATAAGGAACAGTAGTGATCACCGAAATCTATTCGTACGAAATGAATAAAATTCCCAAGAATTATCATACCGTTGAGAGAACTAGAACATCCGTCCGTGAGGTCGGAGGTTCAAGTCCTCTCGCCCCGACCTTTTGAGGCTCTCAGCAATAGCTGGGGGCCTTTCTTTTTGCATGCAAATCATAGCAATCTATCCTCCAATATCTGTATGAGACGGGTGAGCTTATCATCTTCTTCTGTCATGGTGCCCAATCCGGCGATCCGCCCTGCCACATCAGCATCTCCTAGCACAGCATAAATGCCATCAGTGATACCTATATTCGCATGTCCCAAATTCTGGCTTACCGCCTTCAGATCCGCCATCGTCTTTGCCCGCTTGAGCGCATAGACTGCGTGACCATGGCGAAACTTATGCGGACTCAATGGGGCCAGGCCCGCACGACGAAATAGACCAGCCAACCGCCGCCGCAATACGCTATCACGATGTACGCCTGGTGATTCATTAGCCAGGCGGATAATGCCATTATGACTACGCATTACTGGCCACCATAATGCATGAGGGGGGAGCTCATTTCGCACAAACATATCCCAGGCCCGCACAACATCAATCAGGTCGTCAATCGGCAATAATGCTGTTTTGATGGCCTTTTTTGTTTTTGTTTCCACACCAAGCTCAGGATACTGTAGCACGATCAACTCATCCATATCAACTGCCCGAATGGGCAGTGTCACAAATGCCCGCGCCCGGATTCCGCTTAAAAACAGCATTGCTGCAGCAGCCTGTTCACGCTGTGTTGCCAGCGTATTGGCAGGCACATCCAACAGCGCCCGCACCATCTCCACGGTCACGATCTGACGGTCGTCGTGCGGCCGCATAACCGCCCGCACCGGACGAATCGTCTCAATCCAGTCATCAGTCAGTGATTGATATCGCCGCGGCCAGCGTCTCCGAAGCCATATCAAAAACGACCGCACATCCATGCATGTCCGGCGCTGTCCAATATCATGCAAGCCAGAACCATCCAACCAGCGCGGAAAAACTGGCCGGATGGCCTGGCATTTTTCAAAACCTATTTCTCCAGACCAGATCAGTAAATACCGCAGGCGATTCTCCTTGCGTGACACCGTTTCATCGGCAAGCAGCATCACCTCAGATTGATATCTCAGATATTGCTGCAACACCATGTAATTATCACGATTGATCATCACGCATCTCCTCGAATTGGCGATCGAAATCGAATTGCGCCCGCCGCTTCGCCTCATCCAGGCTATTAAACCAGCCCAGATAACCCGGATCGCCGATACCATATTGCACAGATAGCCGATATCGGCCCAGCGTTTCCTCGACGATATAAGTCAAATCACCATAACCTGCCAGCCATCCAGATTGCAGGGCAGAATACCGATTCCATTTCAGAGACTTCGGCGAGCAACTCATCGATGCCACCTCCCATCGCCATTTTTATGGAAGCCGGCAGCAACCAAATCACGGCGCACCGTGCGCTCGCTGACACCCCATTGCCGGGCCAATTCGGCAACAGAATAGGCGCCCGGATTATTGACCAGCCATGACCGCCGCTCGCCCGGTGCGATCCGGTCAGCATCAGCCATCTGTATCGTTATACCAATGATGCCCGCACCAAACCAGCCCCAGGCCGGAGGCAGTGGGACCGTAAGTTGCCCGGCCCACCACGCCCCGGATATGCCTGCCTGGAAAATGATCGCCATTATCGGCAGAACACGAAACAGATACCTCATGCCGCCGCCTCCATTAGCGTCATCATATCCTGTCGCCGCTGCGATCGCACCTGATCACCTTCGGCAGCGAGAAACCATTGATCAACCAGCGCCTCAACCCCCTCCGCATCCACACAGGCGGAACAGGCATAGACGCCCCTCGGTGGAAACTGCCGCAGGTCCATAATCGGCAATAGCCGATAACTTCCAGCACTTAATTTGAACTCACGTCCGCAGAAATCACATTTCACCGTGATATCCTCCCATTTTTGAATGATGATTTTTTGACCGATTTATGAGAAACGGACCGCCGCCCGCGGGCGGACCGGGAAACATCACCAAATCGCCAGCCAAACAACGCCGCAAACGCCCGCACCCATCCGCGGGCCCCGCGGCCATCATCCCACGCTATCGGAGGCCGCTCAGTCGTCGCCAAATACCGTGCCCACCGCAATTGCGATCGCCGCACCCAAAACGACATCTCGCAGCCATCAGCCCCCGAAATCTGGCCTCCGACATCTGGCCACTGCTTCATCTTACAACCTCCCCTCAATCGCATCGATCACCCAGGGCCACACATCCGAACTCTTATAGCCCCAGATACGTCTCGCAATCTCCGTTTTACTGACACCATCATGATACCAGGCCCGCATCATCGCCGCCTCCCGATGCCCTGGTCGCCGCCCAGGTGGCAGCACTGGCGCCAGCACCACCGGTGCTGAACCATTTCGCCCGGTGCTGGCGGTGCTGACACCATTTTTACCGGTGCTGGCACCGCTCCGCACACGCCCGGCACCATCTCGCACCGCTCCGGCACCACGCCGCAACTCACTCAGCACCGGGCGCTCAGCCATCGGAAACTGCACCACACGCTCATAACTCACATCGAACGCCTGGCCCGGCTGCAACGCCTGCAGATCCACCAGCTTGCTCACCCCCCAAATCCTCGCGATCTGCTGGCTCCCGCGAAACAGATACACATTGCTCAGATTCCCGCGCACATGCGTATTGAACACATCCGCCAGCGCCGTCTGACTCAGCGCAATCAGACCAATACCCGTCTTCCGGCCCATCCGGGCGATCTCCCGCAAATGGAAAATCGCATCCTTCGCCCGGTCCCGGCTCAGATTATCTAACAAACTATCCGTCTCCTCCAGCACCATATACCGGTACGGCAGCGGATCAGGCATCCGGCTCACATGATTCACATCCGCCTCACGCAACGCCGCCTGCCGCTCCTTCATCACCTCATACTCCGCCTCGATCGCACCAGCAATATCATCATAGCTGATGAAATCAGCCTGATCATTCCAGTCAACACCCCCAGGCTCGCAGATCACAAACTCCGCCCCATAGCGCTCCCGCAACTGCCGGAGCACCGTAAACATCGCCGTACTCTTACCACTGCCCGTCTGACCGATGAACAGCCAGTGCGGAGCCGTCACCGGGTCCACACGCCCGATATCGAACCCGTCATCCATCTGCTCCTCATCATCCAGCAGAGGTGGCATCTCTATATCCGCCATCGCCCGCGGGATCGCCTCCTGCATGAACCGCCCAATCGTCGCCGCCGTCGGCTTCTGCCCGAACGCCCCCATCGTCGCCACCATACTCGCCATCAGACGCACACTCTCCGGCGTCAGGTCCGCATACGCCTTGTCCATCTTCACGATGGGAAACTGGCCATTCGCATCCGGCCAAATATGCCGCGCATCCACCAATTTATCCCACGTCGCAGCCATCGCCCGACCCAGCACAAACACAGCCCCCCCAATCATCATCGCCACCACACTGACAGCCCCGCCCCAGACAATAATCGTCGCCACATCTGCCAGTACACCAACAAACCGGTCAAACGCAGGCGACAGCATCACCCGCACCGTCAGCATAATGACGGGCAAGCCGATGATGAATGTGATAGCAAGAAAAAATAGCGACATGAACTTTTCCATGGGTCCCCCCCATTTTGCGCTGATTAACCTCTCAGCAGAGGAATTAGTACGCCGAACGCCAGCGCCAGCCAGATGGCCGACAACACAATCGCCGCCGCCAGCGCCATCCGCTTTTCCCGCTCATCCAGCTCTTCCGATGATTCCCACGCCTCAGGCGCAGGCGTCATCGTCACAGCCTCATCGCCAACATCCACCGGCAACTGCGAAACGCTGACAGCCGGTGGCATCGCCTCCGCCGCCTGCTCATCCCAGGCCGCCGCCATTATGGCCCGCCTGGCATTCCTTGCCCTTCGAGATCGCTTAGACATCAAAAACCTCCAAATCTTTCTCATCGATCAGGCCCGACGCCGCCAGACGCCGCGCCATGCGTTTACCGACGCCCTTATACATCTCGGCGCCGCAGACCGGGCACGTCGCCCGGAGCATCACAAACCGTCCATTCCGCACCAGCTCCGCCCCCGCTCCGCCCCCGCTTGCGGGGGAGGCTGGGAGGGGGCCCGGGGGAGGCTGGGAGGGGGACCGGGGCTCAAAACACTTCAAACAAAACAACTCATCATCGGCCAGCTCATATTTCGGCCCGCGGGTCGCCACCTCCAGCCACGCCCGCACCGCCGGACCATGCAGCCAGATATGCCCATGCTCATCCCGCTCATGCGGCAATCCCAGCGGAATCAGCACCTCATAAATCGCCCGCTGCTGGATCTTCAGCTCATACGCGATCTCGCTCGGCTTGTACATCATATCCAGCAACCGCGCCGCCCGCAGCACAGCCGCACCAGGCACAACCCGGCGCACACTCACATGCATCCCGCCACGCCGACTCACGCCGCCACCTCCAGAACCTCATCGCCCGCCATCGCCGAGGCCGAAGTCACAAAACGCACACGCACCTGACGCCCGGCAATGCGCGCCAGCCGCCGCTTAAACAGACCCTGCAGCCGCACCATCTGCGCCTGCACCAACTCATCCGCACACGTCACAACCAGCTCATCATTGGCCGCATCCGTCAGTTGCGTCTGCGCAAACAGCCGATTATAGCGGCCACCATACGCAACATGCAGCTCAGTCATCGCCTCCTCCCACCAGCGCACAGCCTCATCCTCATCACCCACCATCGGCGCCGCCCCGTCGATCTCATCCGCAACCCGCTGCACCACAGCCAGCGCCTCATCCAGCGGCATCACATCATCCTCATCCCCCAGCACCATCAACCCCCCGGCAGCCTCATCCGCCGCTTCATACCAGCGCTCATCAGCCGTCCGACCAGCCCGCAGCGCCGTCACCACCAGGCCCGGCGTCACATTCCGCCCGCGGGCATTCTCAGCATCCAGCCATCGCCCCCACGCCCGCACATCATCCTGCGTCAGCGTCCGGCCAGCCGCCACATAAAACTTATTGATCACATCATTGGCCACTCCCCCAAAAATGTTCAGCTCAGCCAGGACATCAAAAATCGATCCATCATCACCTTCCTGCTCTCTCTCCTTCTGGCCAGCGCGCCCCGTCGCATTAACGCGATCAGGTGCATAAGAAGAGGATGATGGTTCTTTGATGGTTTCTCTTAGGTTAATTGATGGATCGGGTGACAAATCGTGCAAAAATTCTGTCGCATCTGTCACCCTAATCGCGCTGTCGTGTTTGTCACCCCCCCCCGACAAATTGTCACCCCCCCCTGCTTCCGTATTGGGTGACAAATTGTCACCGGGGGGTGTCATATTGTCACCCCCACCTTGGCCAGCATATTCGGGTGACAAACTGTCACCCCCGTGCGCAGGCAACGCACTGGCCACCAATCGATAATGATTCGTCCCGAACGGCCCCTTCTTCACCAGCACAAGCACCCCCAGCGTCTCCAGCTGGCGGCTAATCCGCTGGATCGAACGCTCCGAATACCCCGTCTTTTCAGCCATCCGCCGCACCGATGGATAAATATGATACCCCTCATCATCAGCATGATCCGCATACGCCAGCGCCACCAGCTTCTGCCGCGGAGGCAGCGCCGACTCCCAGACCAGCCCCATCATCTTAACGCTCATTCTTCACGCTCCCCGCCGGATTCCCAATCCGGCGTCCCCCCTCCATCCAGAAAATCAACATGAGCCGCCAATGCCGTCAGCCAGAAAATTTTATTTCTCAAAACCATAATGTCAGAACGCTTCATCGCACTTTTGGTTGTTTCTCCACCAAATGCTTCTGCCATCAAAATAGCCTCAGCCAGTTGAATATGCAACTCAGCCAGGTCCTTATCAATTGTTTCTGAAGGAGATTCTGCAGCCTTTTCACGAGCCCTCTTCTTCAGCAACTTCACAGCATCGATGTCAGACTGATCAACCAAAACGCCGAAGCGCAATTCAATAGCGCCGCCATGCTCAATAACATCAGCTCCATAGGACTCCAGGAATAAAACGACATCACCAGGCGACATTGGCCCATATACCGTAGACTTTGAATTTTGAACATTGAACTTTGAACTCACCACTGCACCTCCTTCCGCAGCGCCCGCAGCTCGAAAAACCCCGCCAGATCCGGCGCCCGCTCCAGCGCCAGCCGCACCAGACGGCTCGTATAATTATTATTCAGCTTGAAACTGTCACCACCCGTCCGCACCGCCCGGTCATACCGCATCCCCTCAATGATCGCCTTCGCCCCGAACCGCTTCAGCCCCTGGGCCTTCAAAATCCGCGCCCGCCGCACAAACTCATCCAGCACATGCGGATTCACACGGATCCATTGCTCAAACTGCTCATCCAGCGTCAGCGCCTCATCACCGAAATCAGGCTGCACCATCTCATGCACAACCCAATCATCAAACAACCCCAACTGCGAATCTCCCGCTCCCAGGCGGGTCTGTGACCCGCCGCCTGCACGCAGCCCCAGCCGCTCAGCCTCCCGAGCCGCAGCCCGAGCCGCAGCCCGAGCCGCAGCCCGAGCCGCAGCCCGCCGCACACGCGCCCGCTTCAGCCGCGCCTCACGGCTCAGCTCCGCATCCAGCGCATAATGCGACAACGCCCCTGGTCCTTTGACTTCGGCCCCCGAACTCTCAACTGTCATAACACCCCCCTCCACTGCCCGGCCAGGATCAAAAACCCGACCAGACCGGCGATAATCATAATCATCGAATCATTCATCATAACCTCCAGGTGGGCCTACTCCACCAAAACAATCGGCGCCCCAACGCCTTGCAGACGCCGGGCAATATCATGACTCAGACTCAGCGCCAGCGCCGTCCGCCGCAAACGCTCAGCCTCCGTAAAACGATCACCAGCCACCACAGGACGCAGCAACCGGATACAACGCACCGCATCCTCAGCACACCGGTCCCGCGCCTCCTTCGCATTATTCGGCCACGGCCGCGCCTTCGTCATCAGGCACCCCCCTCTATGCAACCGGGCGAGGCCGCGACGCTCCCAGGCGAGTCTGCGACGCTCCCAGGCGGGTCTGCGACGCTCCCAGGCGGGTCTGTGACGCTCCCAGGCGGGTCTGTGACGCTCCCAGGCGGGTCTGTGACGCTCCCAGGCGGGTCTGTGACGCTCCCAGGCGGGTCTGTGACCCGCCGCCCACCAACAACCTCATCACGCACCGCAGCCATCCCCCGCTCCCGCGCCCGCACATGCCGCAAGATACTCCCCGCAACCATCGGCCCGCCACTCGCCGCAAACAACCCCAGCGCCGTCAGAAACACAGCCAGGTCATACACCCACCACAGACCCAGCAACGTCACAAACGCCCCCACCACCACCAGCAGCCCCACATACCCCTCCTCATACCCGCGCCGCTCCAGCCAGTCCACCAGCACATTATACCCCGCGCCGAAAACCACCAGCGCCCCCATCGCTGCCCAAAACCGTCCCGAATCCGCCCACATCATCACGCCCCCTCCTGGCCTGCTAAAATCGTCATATCCCCGTCATCATCGCCATCGCTCGCAGGGGATGATGCGGGGGAAATGGCAAGATCATCAATCGGCTCAAAATCCCATCCCTCTTTCTTCGCCCAATCATTGATGATATACCGTAATGCCGCGCTGAAATTGTAAAACCCAAGACCGTCATTCAGATTTTTTACAATTTTTTCTGTCTGCCGATCAAGGCTGACGCCAACTCTGCGAAATGTTTTTTCGTTCATATTGTGACCTTTGTTCACGCAATAAATTGTATTGTGGTCACAGTATAGCAAACTTATGACCCCGTGTCAATAGGCTACAGATATATTTTACCCAAAAACAACAAAAAAAATTCTATGATGTAACCAATATGACAACAAAATTTGATGCCTTCCGTCAATGGCTCACTGATGAACTCTATGAACGTAACTGGTCTCAGACAGAATTAGCGAGACGCAGCAACCTTGATCGCACATATATCTCTCGCGTCCTCTCCGGAGACCGCAACCCCGGCCTCGACTTCTACCGCCGCATCGCCCGCGCCCTCCGCCTCCCCGTCACCACCGTCCTCGCCGCCGCCGGCGAAATCCCCGCGCCCGAAGACCTCGGCCAGCCCCACATCCTCGCCCTTACCCAGGCCCTGGCCCAGCTTCCTCCCAGCGCCCGCCACAACGCCCTGGAAGCCATATTCACCATCATCGATACATTCTCCCACACCCCAAACGCCTCCGTCCTTCTCATCGCCCCACAGCCCCTCACAGACCAGCCCGCTGCAACATCGGCCGCCCCCCAGAAAACGCCCGCAGACACGCCCGCCGACCAGATGCAGCAAGGCCCCCAAAACCGGGACCAACTCTACTTCTTCGTCGACTCACTCTCCGACGAAGACCGCAAAAACCTCTTCTTCATGCTGCTGCGATCCCTCGCACCCGAATTGGCCGATGCACTCCCCGATCGCAACCCGGCCACATAAGACCGCACCAGCTGCAAAAAACGCTCCTGGCCTTCATCATCCAGCGAATCAAACATCGCCATAATCTCGCGTGTGAACTGCTTCGGCATCATCCATTCCTGGGAAAAGAATTAGAAAATCTGTTCTTATTTTATAACGCAAATCGCCATCCGTCAATAGGGAACCGCAACATGGGCAACAAATTCCATACCAAAATTGCAGGCGTCACCAACGTCGACCCCATCTCCGGCCTTAACCGCCAGGACATCATCGCCAAGCGCCTGCACCCGGGCCAGAAACTCCAGCTCATCCCCGAGCCAGACAACCCCGTCGATTCCGGCGCGGTCGCCGTCCACGCCACCCTCAGCGGCCAAACCTATCACCTCGGCTATCTCAACCGCAAACGCAGCCAGCAGATCAAAACATTCATCGATGCCGGTCAGCCGGTCACCGCCATCGTCAAAGAAATCACAGGCGGCTCAGCCGAAAAACCAACCTACGGCGTCAACATCACCATCACCACCCCCAAAGAAAAATCATCCTGCGCCAAAATCATCATCATCGCCATTATCGCCATCATCCTCACCTGCCTCATCCTCTCAGCCTGCGGCCTCATCCTCGATCTCACCGGCCTCGCCAGCTGACCACCGATCCCCCATCACAACAAACGCCACCCGCTCCTCACCCGCTAGCGGGTGAGTGAAGACAACAAGCCCCGAGACGCTTGGCGACTCGGGGCTTTCTCGCGCCCAGGGCCACCCCTGGACGCATAAAATCCGCGGGCATGATGCCCCATGCATTGGCCCGATTCATCTCCCGCCGGGTGCGTTTCAAAATGGGGGCAATTATTGCCATCCCGCCTGATGAATCCGGCTCCGAAGCGGAGCTCCCCAGGGCGGATTCGTAATCCGCCCGGTAAAAACAGAAAAGCGCCCAACATTGAACCATGCCCAGACAATGGGTGCGGTTCAAAATAGATGCATTCACTCGATGTAGACCGACTGAGGTTGTCAGGCCAGCGAGTCACAGACTCGCATGTGCACATTTCTGCTCTCCCGCCGGAACTGTGACCCGACGACATTGATAAATTGCTCCCAAAATTGAAACGCACCCTCTCCCCCCATGGTGGATCAAGGTAGTACGCAAAGAATCGCCCGCCGCGGGCGCAGCCCCTCCTTCGCAAATACCAGCCACCACAACCGATAATCCACATCAACCAACCACTCCATCGTCGCCTCATCCGCCGGATTCCTGCAATCCGCCACCCGCACCCGGAACCACCGCCCCCCCAGATACAACCGCTTATAGCGACCCATCTCACCACAATCAGCCACCGCCACATACCCATCCACAGCCTCATCCAGACGCTCCGGAAAATGCGCAAACACCCCCGCCCAGGCATTATGCAGCGTCGCCTCACCCGCCACACAACTGCGCGCCGCCGCCGCCCGCGCCTGCACATCCCGCGCCTGCATCATCAAATGCAACACAAAAACCAGCTGCTCAACCAACCACCAGCCTCCAAACCTTGAACATCAAACCTTGAACCTCGAACAACAGCGCCAGAAGCAACTCATCAATCGTCATCCTCAAAAACTCGCCGCCCAGCGCTCCAGCCGCGTCATGCGCTCATCCAATGCTGCCAGCGCATCATCATGCTCCGGCGGAGTCTCAGGATCAGGCGATGGTGGCTCATATGCCTCCCGCCGCGCCGCCGCATAATCGATAATTCGCTCCATCATCTCCGGGTGGCGAATATCAAATCCGCCCCAATTCTCCTCCACTCCGTCGCGGCTAAAAATGCATGCGCCCAACACCCCAGCATCCGCCGCATATATCTCATCCAGCCCCTGCAGCACCCCCATGTAATCAGCCGCACTCAATCCGCTATTCATCCAGCTCTCACCGGGCCGCCCGATCAAACCATTATCGATACCAGTCTCAGTCACCACCACGAACACATGATGAAAACCTGCATCAAATGAGGTGCGGTAGCGACCAATCAACCATCCCTCAACAAAATCCACATGCAGACCATTACCATCCCGAAATCCGGAGCAATATTCATGCACAGACAATAGCCCGCCATATTGCGTCAGCGCATCCCGCATCCCCTGATAGGCGTCCCAGTGAGGTGGTTTATTAGTAACACCGCCATTCCCGGGCCACCCAACACTCAGGTTAGGCGTCACGACCGATAGCAAATGCCGGGCAGCGGCCGTCGCAAATGCCGCCGAATAGCGCGCAATCACCGCAGCACCACGCCGCTGGGACGCCTCATCTAGCCCGAACCGCCACTCCGGAGGCTCATTCAGCCCCTCCACCGCCAGCAAATGCCGCGGCATCTCCATACCCGTGGCATCCCGAATCCGACCAAGCTCCTCATCCCAAAACGCGGCATGCGCCGCCCCAAGCGACTCCGGATCATCAAACAGCGCATCATGCTGCACCGATATCTCCCAGTTACGCAGGATGATAATGCTACCACCGCGAGCAACATCCAGCGCAGCGGCCAGAGCAGACGGGTCCATATAGCTCCGTTTCAGCAGCTTCACCACCGGTGGCCGCCAGCGCCTCAGCGCCTCATCATCATATGCGCCGCGGTGATACGCGTCCCAGTGATCACTCAATTTGAAATTATGCTGCCGCAACAGCAGCTGCCATGCAAACGGCAGCGGATTCACCCAACCATCAAGAGCATTCCGATAACGCATCAGACTGGCCACACGTTTGCCGATATGCAGATGCACCCCCGTGCTGTTGCCCGTCGACCCCGCATGCCCGATCACATCTCCTGCCGTCACCATGTCACCATTGCGCACCGTCCACCGGTCCAGATGCGCATATAGCTCATGGTCATTTGCCGACCCGATTTTGAGATATTTACCATAACCGTCTGGGTCCTCTCGCACCTCGAACACGCGCCCACCGCGCACTGCCCGTACCGGCTCGCCCAGACTCGCTCGAAAATCAAGACCATTATGCAGACCGTCCCACCATGGCCACAACTGCTTATTGTCACCACCGAACAACGCCGTGATCCGTCCCATAGCATTATCCAGCGGCCATGCCTCCCATAAACTGCTCCTATCAATCATCATCGCCTCCTCAACCAATCGCCTTCCGCCAGAACTTCTTGTCAAGATGATACGCCCCCTGATTCATAAATACCCCCATCAACGCCGCCAGCAGCGCCGGAATAAAAACATCATCACCCGGCGCCGGACCAGGCAAATAACCCATATCCGCCGCATAATACGCCAGCATCGCCGCCAGAACCGTCATAATCACCTGCAGCCCCAGCCGGATCGTATCCGCAGTCTCCGCATCATGGCGCGCATCCAGACCCTCGCGCCACCAGCGGCGCACCAGCGGAATCCGCTCCGTCAGCACACTGATCAACACAGCAGCAATCGCCGTAATCACATTCGCAAAACTCACATAATCCGACATCACCATCACCTCCGTGGTGGATGAGATTGTTTAAAAAACACCGCGAACATCGCCACGATGAACATCACAAGCGCTAAGAAAACCATCATCCCCTCCATACCAGAGAGTCCAAAAAATTCCCGCACCTCAAAAAACTGCACCGTCTGCGAGGCGAAAAACGCAACCAGCGCACTGAGCGCCGCCCCCAGCGCCACTTTATTTTTCAATAGCGCCTCCCACATCGCCTCGAAAAAAGCCAGCGTCATAGTCCCCTCATCCCCACGGGCCGCCTCAAAATACGAAACCAGCTCATCAAGCCTATCATCCATCGCCAGCACAATCGCACTCAGCGCCACAACATCCGGGTCCATATCCGCCCCATTCGCGATGCCAAGGTCATGCTCCGTCACCCGACGCTGCAAATATTCGCGTGCCTTCTCACGGTCAATCATCGATCACCTCTTCCACAACAATGCCGCATAAGCCGCATAAAAAAAAACAGCCTGCTCCCTCTCGATCATACCGCGCCTCCATCGGTGATGGTCCATCCGTATGTGTTAATGAGCTCAGTCCGCGCCGCCTCGGCGTCGCCGCCAGCCGTATATTTGCTATTGCCAGCGTCAAACGTCACGCCCGTTTGCACACTTTGAGCGGCCCAGCCGATGAGCAAGGAATCATAATGCGCCGTCGACAACGTAACGCCGGAAAACATATATGCCATATTTGTCACAGACGCTACATCCCAACCGCCGATGTCCTGGTCGAATGCGCTGGCATAATAGAACATAGCATACATATTGGTGACGTTGCCGGTATCCCAACCGCTGATGTCCTGGTCGAATGCGCTGGCATGATAGAACATATATCTCATATCCGTAACATTGCTTATATCCCAGCCGCCGATGTCCTGGTTGAACGCGCTACAATAACCGAACACGAAATACATCGATGTGATATTACTCACGTCCCAGCCAGACATATCCTGATTATAGCTGGTGGCCTTATAAAACATCGTATGCATCAATGTCGCACCAGTTAGGTCAGGCGCATCGACAGCGCCACCGTTCAGATTTGTGCATTCGCGGAACATGCGATAACCGGTCTTTAACGCTATTGCCCCCCAATTCTCTACGCCGCGAATCTGCGTCTTGTCCGTCCCGGCATGGTAATGACTCCACGCCTCCATCGTGCCGTGAATGGTCACCAGATAATCTCCGGCCACCGCATAAGTATGCACGCGGTCGCTATCATTATATGCCGTAACCGTGGACGATGAGCCATCCCCCCAATCCACGATAAAATCGTAATTATAACCACTATACAACGGCAACGTGATGCTATCCCCATCTGCAGCAATCCGCCAAGTTGTTACAAATGACGATGATAGACCATACCCGAGCGCACCCGCCGCAAATTCCGCCTGATCGACTGGTCCCAGCACCGTATCAGGCATTTTGTTGTCATAAAATAACAGATTCCCGCCGCTGCTGGCGTCGGCCACAAATGACGCCACAGCCGTTTCTCCGCCCGCTGGCGTGGACGCTAACGGAAACGTCACCGTATTATCGCTATCCACCAGTCCCGGCACGCTATTGGCGGACCAATCGCTTAGACTTTGTCTGGCATATCCTGCACCCGACAACTCCGTCACCGTGCTGCCGGTATCATTATCTGCAATTGTCGCGGTCGTCAGACCGACATAAATCGACGGCTGCGTGTAACTCGTGTGGCCCAGTATCATACCCAGCGCCTTATCCGCCAAATAATCGCTCATTACACCGCCACGGATGCTAACCTCTATCTCTCCCGCGGCTATCGTCATCTGCACATCCGCATCCATTGCCGTCACCCAGACGTCAAACCTGCCCCAGGCCAGCAAATTCCCGCCTGTTTGCGCGTCCATCACAGCCCAGTATTTCACATCTCCGGCATCGCCGGTCAGGCGGAAAAACATCACCTCGCCATTATTGGCGTAACTGCGCGCCCCGCTGCTCTCGAAGTTTACGGCGGCCCGCTGATACCCGCCGCCACTGATTTCATTCAGCGCCCCGGCCCGCGGGATCTCGGTGCAGAGCGCAAGCCAGCAACTCGCCGCGGGAGTATAGCTCGCGACGCCGAAAACATGCTCGACAATAGACTGGCTGGCGTATAACGATAGCTGCCCGGCGCTCATGTGTTCTCATGCCTCCACACGATATTACCTGCATCGAAATCGACCTGCATGTGCCGCTGCAGCGTTTTGGCGTTGCCACCCAGCCACGGATCGTAATACAGGATATTTCCTCCAGTTAGCGCATCCGCGGCAAAGACGCCGTAAATATCCTCGCCGCCAGATGCGGCGCTCTCCTCCGCAAATGTAACCGTGGCGCTATTTTTGACGCCTTGGCCATTGCTGTCATCGGCTATCCATCCACTCACAGCCTGCCGGGCGTAAGCGCCGCCGCTCGGCTCGCTAACCGTACTACCGGTATCGGTTTCCGCGATGGCTGCTGTCGCCAACCCGATGTAAATCGTCGGCTGCGTGTAACTGACGCCACGGAATAGCATATTGAGCATGGCCGTAGCCATATAATTGCTCATGCCATCCTCGATTTCGATCCATATCTGACCAGACTCGATTGCCGGGGCCTCGCCCGCATCGACTGTATAACTGGCCAATTGCCCCCACGCTAACAGATTCCCCGCGCCAATAGTGGCGCTATCCAAAATCCCCCACGCCACAATCCCGGTCATCTCTGACGTCAAGATAGGAAATGTGACCGTGGCGTTTTGCGTGATGCGGATATTTGTCGTGATTCCGGCATGAGCAACCGGCGCACCGAATGTGATGGCCGTGCGCGCATAACCTCCGGCGCCACTCTCGCTAATACTACTGCCATCGTCATCGTTATCCGGCATCTGCGTCAACAGCGCCAGATATATCGTCGTCGCGGGGGTGTAGCTCGCGACGCCAAAAACATGCTCGACCATGGCATTGCGTGAAAAATTGGTCAATGATGCTTGTTCTAACGTAGCCATTACTATATAGCTCCAAATGCCATAAACGTCACAGTCACTACAATGGAGGATGATATGCGGAATATATTGATAGTTTTACTCGCACCAGTCGTAGAAAATACTAATTCCTTGTGTGTGTTAGTCGTTTCGTATTGGATTGATATGTCGGTAACAACACCATAGATATCAGAAAATGGCGTATCCCAGGTCACGCTTACAGTATAATCCGCTGCCCCACTACCTGCGGGAACCGTCACTGACCCCTGTTTTATCTGGATAAAACCTCCAGCCTTGCTGGAGGCTAGCGCCTTGCCAGCGCTGGTCGATATGTCGCCGTTGGCGTCTCGCTGTGCAATAGTATTGGCGCTGCTCGAAATGGACGGTTCAGCGCCATCAACGGTGTCGGCATCCAGGCCAGACCCCGAACCATCCACGTTTTTGATTGCGGCCAGCAATGCGCTGTCCTGTAGCGCATCTTGGTGCGCCTGCAGATTATCCCTGACGTATGTGTTTTGGTCGGCGGCTGTCCACTCGTCGCCCGGTGACTGCGTTGGAACTGCGGTAAAAGTTGGCATAATGTCTCTCCTAATATCCGAATCTGCTATTGACCTCCCACCTAACCGGAAAAATCCATGTGGTGGCGGGGTCGACCTCGCGGCTGGGCTCCAACGTCAGCCATGTATCGAAAATGGTCAGCGACTCATCATATGATTTATGTTCGATGTGAATGATTTTATAATCGCCGCTGATCACGCTATGCGATAGATTGATGCTCACATCGAGTTTGTCCATCTCATGCAGACCAAACTGCAAATCTGGCCGATTGCGGAGCCTGACCGTTATATTAACCTTTCCATTTTCGAGCTCATTCAACAGCGCACATGCCATGTCATGCGCCTGGTTGCTATCTGTCACCCACAGATTGTCCAGCGTCAATTTTTGGCTTGCATCACCGCTTTCAGCGCTTATCTCACCTGTACTCTCATACGTATATGCCACATCACAACGCAGCTGCAGCGTTGTCATATAGACCGTCTCTGTGCTGTTGTTGGTGATCATAATGGTCGCCTCTCCGCCGGCCACATTCGTCGCGACGATCACATCAGCGGTCATATCGGCGCCATTGCCATCCTCGGCCATGTTGGCCACATAATCGGTGTTGGCCACCGGTGTGAGTAGACTCTCGGCGGCAACGGGCAATTCACCTGATTTCAACCTGACTCGCAGTTCTCTGCTGCCCAATGGCGGTATGCTCAACTGACCCGATTGCGACCATACCACAGCGCCACTCATCAATTGTTCCATGGCATATACATTGATGCTGATCTTATTGCGCATGTCGTCCCATGGCATCGATCGTCCCACTCCCTGTTTGATATCGCTACCTGTCAACGTCTCCACTGCCTTCGTAATCGTATGGCGATTGCGAAACCAGAAAACACCATCCATTCGCGGCGCATACATCCCCAACTCCGCCGCGACCAGCGATTCTATCAATGCCCTGGCCTCAGCGCCATAACCATCCCACCAGACATCCAGGGTATCCGCTCCCTCGCCCAAATCCTGCAGTCCCGGCCATTCCACTGCATCCAATATCCTACTGATAATTTCATCAGCCCGCATATCCCGTAACATGCCCAGGTTGACATCCTGCTCCAGACGCATCGCATCCGACCGCGCCTCTATCATTACATTTTCCGAGCCTCGCTCATAGATCGGGCGGATGTCCACTACATCGCCCGAGAATACGCGATAATAATCGCCGCCATAATGCAAACCTAGCCGCAACGCAGCGCCCGGTTTAAGGTTCGGATAAATCGGCGATGAGATATTGTCATAATCATAGCGACCATCCTGATTTCTCAGTTTCAACGTCAGCGTGCCCGGCGTCCATGCTTCGAAGCCTTTGCCATCAGATCGGATATATCTCCGTCGTCCGCCATGCATCGACATATCATAGATTCCGCTCTCGTTGGAAAAGACGCCGTCTCCATCCCAGTCAATAAACAATACCCATCCCATACCAGAGAAATCCATCGATGCATATGTCTGCACGCCGTCAAAAACAGCGCCATCCACCGACCAGTGCGCCACGATATAACTGCTGGCGTATGCCTGCACGCCGTCAAAAACAACGCCATCCACCGACCAATGCGCCACAACATCGGCGTCGACCATGCTGCTGGCGCTAAACGCCAGATTATGAGACTGCAATTGCACTGTCGCCATCAGATTACCCCCTCGGCTCGCAATAAATCACGCATCATCGGCAGTAACACGCGTTCGAACTCATACCGATCGCCGAGGCTAACTGTCGGCTGATAATTAATGACGATATTGCCGCCGCCACAACCGCCGCCTCCGACCAGTTGCGCCCCCTCCACCGTCGCACTGGCCAATCCGCTTGCAGCGCCCGACACCATCCCCTCCCCGGCCCGGATGCCAGCAGCCCAGCCCCTGGCAATCTGCATCCCCACCTGCAGACGCATCACCGCCGATGGACTGTGAATGCCCAGGAACCCCTTCGCCGCAGCCAGCGCCGCCGCAGCCGCATTACGCGCTGCCTCCGCAATCGCACCCGCCCCGGCCGTAATCCCGTTGGCAATCCCGCGCACAACCGCGCGGCCCACCTCTCCCCAGTCGATATTCGTAAACTTCGCCCGGATCCGCTCCACAATATCACTCACAACACGCACAACCGCCCGCAGACCATTGCGGAAAATCGTCTTCAGACCAGTCATCATCGCATCCGTCGCCTTGCGCAAATGCTCACCGAAACCGCGCCAGTCCCCCTTGATCGCCGACGCCATAGCATTGATAATCTCGCCGATCACCGTCAGCGCAGTCTTGATAACCACCATCACATTATCCCAGGCCGTCTGCGCCAGCAGCATAATATCAGACCCCCATGCATCCCAGAACGCACGCAGACCATCCATCACCCCCCTGATCACCCCCTCCACACCGGCCATAGCACTCTGCACCACCGAAACAATCGCATCCCAGATCACCATCACACTATCCCCATACTGCGCCCACCATCCCTGCAAAACCCC